CATTGATGGTAACGCCATCAAAGTCCGTATCAACATCCAGGGTCGCATCACCATTGATGGTCGAGCCATCGATATTCGCACCGCTGATAATGACATCTGAGCCCGTATTCAGGTTGAAGGTTGCACCACCAGTCACGGAGCTTCCCAGTGTGAAGTCCCCCATCCCACCAAACACCGCTCCCTCTATAGTAATCGCGGAGTTGTTATTGACATCGAAATCAAAGGGGCTTGCGACACCCCAGACCCACGTACTGTCATCAAGATCAGCATCATCGGCTACATTGTCACGTAGATCGATATAGACCCTGCCAGCCTGTAGCGTGTATCTGTAGCGCGGATCGGTTGCGTCTGCGTTGGCTGGGAAGTTAATCGTCTTGCCTACGCAATCAAAGTTCGTTGCCGTTGATGTGTCACCAATCTGAAACGCAACGGGGATAACGTAGCTATTACCTAGTCGCGACACCCACGCGCCAATACGATCGGTGTAGTCAGTACCCAAGATCGCAGTAATGATGTCATCGAAATCGGACGTTCCGGTGAACTGAACAATGTTCGTCGCATTCTTGGCAGTCTCAAAGATATGCATACGAGCGAAGAATGACAAATGCGAAGAACTCGCTTGCATTGAAATGGCACTGACATCTGGCCCCCAGCCAATGACATCCGTATTGTCTGGCGTTCCTGCATCAGCAGGATCATCGGCGTGATCTGCTGTGGCGTTCAGGTCGATAACAAATGGCATCGAGCCCGGCTGCGCTGATCCAGCTACAGAATCACTACCGGCAAGAACGAACGAGCGATAATGTGTATTGCCGCTCGGCCCGTACTGAAGGCGCACGATGTACCCGCCATTCGCCATTGTCTCGAATTGGATTCTATTCGGTGCATTGAACTGAACCGAACAAACCAGCAGCCGGGTTTCTGACGAAACATCATAGGTCGCGGGCGTGACGAAATTCATCACGTAGCCCTCGTTCGTGCCGAGTCCTACGTTGAGCTGTGTCGCATTCGAGGTTAGCGGCAAGTTACCCGCAGACTTCGTACCCGTACCGGGCGAGCCAATGTTATATCGGTTGGCCCCACCCTGGGATGCGGTATGCAGGTTCTCTGCTGCTGGTACACTGACAGCCATCAGTCATCTGCAATCCGGCCCGTTACCGCCGACCCACCGCTCGATCCGAGCGTACCAACCGACTCAAACGTCTTGATAGGAATGACCGCATTCCTAACTCGAACGAACAGGTCTCGATCGCTCTGGTAGACACCCGTGAAGCTCTCTGATGTCAGAACCGTGGCCAAGTCGATGTAGCTGATGAACACATTGTTGCCAGTCGTACAGGAGTCATTATCACCAGACCCGCTGAAGTCGTAGCTCGGAATGGTGTAGGTCGATCCCGTGTAACTGCTGAACGGAATCCTGACATACCGGCCCTCATCGTTCTCGATGCGGATAGTTCCTGAGCTTGGTGTGTCCAGTGGGATCGCCGTGGTCATAACGACTGCTGTCACTGCGGCACCGTTCAGGGTTCCGTTGAGAGTATCCTGATCTACCTCCAAAGCACCTGCGCCATCCTCCGGGCCAACCAGCACTCGATCGCCAGAGACAAGGTTCGAGACCGTGAACTGGACATTGTTTGGCGGCTGCCGATCCGTTCCCGTGAGGTCAATAACCGTATCAGCAACGACCAGATCGTCTGCACCAATACCCAGACCAAACGCACCCTTGTTGATGGCCGTTCCGGTTGAGTTGCCAACAAACGGTAGCGAGACAAGCTGCACTGTCACGGTGCCAGCAGTCGCCGTAGCGCCGCCGTTACCCGTGATCGTGTTGGCCGCCGGAACAACGCCCGACAAGAGCTGCATATAGAGGATCGTTGAGCTTGCGCCCGCCGTGTTATCTACGGCCAGAAGCTGCCCAGTGCCTGCTGTGGCGCCAGAGCCCCACGACAGCGACTCAGGCTCTACCCACGTACCCGCACCGGCCGAGAGGGCGACTGAGTGCGTAATGCCTCGGAATATCTCGCCGCTCAGCCCGTAGATGGTCTCAGCACTACCGTCGCGCTGAATCCACTGGGCCCGCTCATAAAAGTCATTCTTGGAACGTGCAGCAAGCTCCCAATCTGAGTAGTAGTACTCATCTGTGGTATCGCCGTCTGCGTCAATCCCAGTGTAACCCTCATTGTCGTTGACGATGTCAGTCCAGCCAGCAATAGTTCCTGCCGCGGTCTGGTTGTTACCGTTGGAGTTGGCGTTCAGGGCGAGCGTGTTGTTACCTCGGTTGGTGCCGCCACCAATGAAGAACTCGGTGTAGACCGTGCCAAGCTGGCGCTGTTGGCCTAAAAGCCTGCGACCGTCAATATCCGCGCCTGCATCCCTGACCTGAATCAGGAAGCGGTGCGAGGTGTTACTCGGGCCATCAGACGTGGCCGCAATCATGTTCGCTTCGTTCCAGAACTCGTTTGTCAGGAGCGTATCGTTCTGAACGATCTGGATTACGGTCGAGTTACCGAATACCTGGATGCCATCGTAGATCTCATCGCCACCAGCCTGCGTGATCGAGCAATCGAAGATATGCTCAAGGCCAGTCGCTGTGACGGTGTAGCCATTCAGCATGATGATGTTGGTGTCGGCGCCAGCGCGATCAGTCGGAGTGTCATCAACAATGGACATCTCATCATCGCCAGAGTCACTTCCCGCGTCAGCAAGATCCTGAATACCTCGGTGAAAGTCGATGCCGGTTGAATAGGTTGGGGATGCGCCGCCGTGGGCGTCACCAATGTATTCAATGACCTTGGTAGACCGAGTGATTGACCAGTCTGCGAGTACAAATGCCATGCTTTTCTCCTAGCTTCCGTGCTTAGTGCTGTGTTGGTTGGATAGGGGTTGCGATGACGCCGGCCATAAAGCCACCCTCACCGCGTTGAATTTCAAAATGGTAGCTGGTGCGTTCCTTCGGAGCCTTCAGCTCCTCGATGATATCGCGCAATGGGCTCAGATCGACTGCCTGTGATCCGATCACACCCCGCTTCTGATTGTTGATGGACTTCTGGATGGCTCCCAGGACCTCGAGCTGTACCTGAGATCGGGCCAGATCGGCCTGAGTGCGCGCCGCGCTTTGCTCCAGCAGCTGGTTGAGCTTGTCGATTAGCTCACCGAATCGCGCAATGTTGGTGTCCTCTGGATCGAATTTAACCGAGCCTTTCTTGGCAAGTTCGGCCAATTCAGCAGTTGTTATCTCTTTAGCCATTCACGCAATCCAGTAGTTGATTCAATACGTTACGATCATTGACAGCCTCATCATAGGCGTCTTGGGCGTTGATCTTGACGGTTCCGGTCTTGCCCTCTGGTGTAACGAATCTATCAGTAAACTCAACCGAGGAGAAATCTTGGCTCTCAGCGATCCGCGGCTTCTCTTTCCAGACTTCTGCGATCATAGATGGGTCTGTCTCCATCATCTTGCCAAGCAACAACGTATAGGCCTCTAACTCCGACTGATCGAACCTCTTGATACCATCGATCGCGTCCCTGACCTCCTGATTACTCATCTCATTGAGATCAATGCCCTCAGCGTCAAGGAACTGTGATGCCTGCTCCATCATCTGGCGCATCTCATTGAGTTCCTCATTCACATCAGCGGTGCGACTGAATACCTGATCGCCGGCCAGCTCACGATCGATAGCGTCCATCAGCTGGGCCTCATCGTACTCAGCGATGTAGCCGCGCTCGAAGGCCATCTCAGCAGCGGCGTCATGGGTCATGCCTGCCGCTGACATCACCCCGGGAAATTGCTTACTGAAGTCTCGGCCAGCCAGCTCGCCACCCTGATCCTGGATCTTGCCACCCGCCTTAATCATGTCGATCAGGCTGTCACCGAAGATCTCACGCTGCTTCGGGTAGTTGTTATCCCGCAGCGCATCGATCACTTGATCCGTGCCGTCACCCTTACCCTGCAGTGAGGCGGGCATATCACTCTGAATGCCCTTGACCCTGAGCTTATAAAGCTCAACCGGGTCCATGTTGGCCTTGGCGGCGAAATTGGTGAAGGACCCAGCAAACAGGCGGGCCTGAACCTCAGCCGCTTTCGGAGAGTCGCCCCTTGCAATCAGGTCGGCCTTGACGTCCTCAACAATCTCCTCGCTGACCTCGAGGCCATACCTCTCTTGGAGGTGCGACTTGACGCGCTCGATGGTCTCATCCTGCTCGTTCACCCACTTCTCAGCATCGCGCTGGGTGAACTCGCCTATTCGGACATCTGGCTGCAGTGCGGAAAAATGCTCGGTCGCTGCAATCTTGTCCACAAACTTATCGAACGGGATCACCACATCTATCGGATCACCATTGAGCTGCTCATCATTGAGGCCTAATTCTGCACCAGCCTCATCGGGATCTATCTCATTTCCCTGCCAGTAGCTCCTCCAGCCCTTCCTGTCAACGCGAAACTCCTGCACCGGACCATCAGCACCCCAGCGCTCCAGCAGCGCCTGCCAAGCCTCAGGGGCCTCCTCACGCATCTTTTCATCCTGCGCGGCCTCCCCCAGGGTCGACAGATACTGCTGCTGAGCTTTGGCCTGATTAGCGGCACGAGAATCGGCTCGCATCTGCACCATAGGGCCTGCAGCACCGATCAGCATGGTGCCGTACATTGTGTGAATTGCGATTTCCTGCATTGAGTCCCAGAACTCACCGGGCGCCATCGGCATGGTCTCAGCGCGCATGTCGCCGGCATCTCTAGCCTGACCCTTGAGGTATTCGCGACCAGCTATCAGGGTGGCCTCCTGCACTATCTCCGTTACAAGCTCGGTTGCCATGCCCTCGCCATACTGCAGCGTGGCTCTTGCCACCCCTTGCTTGAAGGTTGGATGCTTGAACAACTGGCCCACCACGCGATCGGTCACGTTGCTCTGGATCTGACGGAAGCCGGGCAGCCGCTTGGTTAGGGCACTAAGGCCAATGCTCTCAGCGGCACCGTTTACAATACCAACACCCTCGGAGATCATGCGGGCCTCTGCGTCTGGCAGGCCAAGCTCTGAGTACTCATCGTAAGCCAGACCGCGCTCGAGCTTTCTGGCAGCATCGAACCTACCACCAATTAATCCAATGCTACCGCCCCATAAGGCACCACCAGCTGCACCAGCCGCACCACCAACCGCCGTACCGCCGCCGGGCAGCACAAAGGTTCCTCCAGCCGCGCCATAGGATCCACCAACGGCAGCGCCCGTAACCATGCCGCCAGCAGCCTCATCCATTGACTCACCAATGATCCACGACTGGATAGGGACCTGTTGTGCGGTCATTACCAGGGCCTTCATGTACCACGAGTCAACGCCAAAATAGTCGCCAGAACCCTGTGTCAGCTGCCTGAGGTCCTTGAGGCGAGCATCATCGCCCTCGCGCACGTCACCGCCAAGCTGGCGATCACGGATCTCTGCCATCTCGGTCATGCCCCAGCCAGAATCCCAGCCTTGGTATATGGGCTCGAGAGTACGCTCGAGGCGCGTCAGGTTCTTGCGGTTGCGCTCCAGGACAGCGTAGTTGTACGGATCATCAGCGGCGAACTGATTGAACACAGGCGAGCCATTAACCTGATCGGTGTAATCGTCGTAGTTGAACGCTTCGCTCTTGAGTTTGGCCTCGATGTTATCGAGATCGGCAGCAACCACCCGGCTGGGCAGTTCAGTCTTGGCCGCCGCGGCAAACACCCGCGCAGCAACCTGAGGGTCATACTGCATGTTGGCTGAAGCATGTAACCTCTCGCGCCTGAGGGCCTCATCCTCAGAAGCATAATTGTCCTCTGCCCAACCCATTACTGGCCCCTCAGGCGTTTTTCTACCTCAAAGGTATTGTATCGACTCACATGAGCAAAATAGGCCCGCTCGATAGCATCATCATCAGCACCTTTTCCACCATTCACGCCAAGATCTTTGCTCTTCTGCTGCAGGAACTGGTACATGGTCAGGCCGGCATATTCAGGCTCAGTACCAATGTATGGCTTAGACATCGCCTCACCAATCGGCAGATACATGCCCTTAATCTGAGCAGAGGTGGCCGTCGCCACATCGACCAGTCTATCCCTTCCCCTTGGATCCCATGCCTTCTCAAGCATCATTTCACCAAGGATCCGGTTGATATCAGTAGGGGTCGCCTTCTGATTGTTCGCGTTCTGCCACCGGGCTACCTCGCCCTGCAGGCGCAGATCAAGCCTTGCCTCCATGGCTCGCTGCTCCTGAGTACCAATCTTGTGGCCGCCGTAGTTCTGGGCCTCTAGTGTAGTTTTGACCGTTGGACCAACATTCGGCACAGGGATGTTCGACTTATCCAGGGCCTGCAGAGATCGCTGCAGCGCATCAGCCTCAAGCCAATCGTCCTGATCGAGAGCGCCCTTCCAGCCTGATTCCTGAAGATCTGCCTCAGCCTTACTGCCCGGACCAAAGGCCGGCATGTCCTTCCACATATTGAGAGACTTAGCATCAGAGCCCTCTGGCGTGAAGTGCCGCGTCACTGGTGCGAACTGGGTGCCAAGCGCAACCCGCTTTATCTCATCCTCGATGTCGCGGATCTGTGACTCGCTCATGGTCTCAAGATGATCTGGCGGAATGTCATCCATGGTGAGTGGCTGCTCGGAGTCTTTCAGCTCGCGAATGGTCGCCGTGTAATTATCGTAGAGGTCCTGAGCTTCCTGAGCCTCAGCCCGCTGCTCCCGATTAAACCTTAGCTGAGCATCGGTCTCGGCCTTCTTTTGCACGTTACCGCTGGTGCGCTCGGCAATGTACTTCATACGAGCCGCATCGTCCTCTGGATAGAGATTGAACGCCTCTGCCACAACCGACTGAGACTCTTCTCGCTCCCTGTTCTCCTTGTCCTCGCGGTTGGCTGACTCAAGCATCTTGGCTACCGTGTCGGAGTGCAGAAAATCAGCGATCGAGCCAGTGCCCTTGCCCTCAGCAATATCCTCAGGCGTGAGTGGCCCGCCACCAGTGTTAGTCGCGGTCAGGTACTTTCCAGGATCTGCTGTGCCCTCCCAGTAGGGTAGCAGCTTATTGACGTACTTCTGAGTCTCCTCCGGCGCGTGTTCCAGCCAGCCATCCCCATACTTATCGAAAGCCTCGAGTACATTGCCACGGCCCCAGTTATAGGCAGCCAGCGCCTTGGCCTTATCGCCATCAAATCCCTCGAGCTGCTTTGCCAGATACGCAGCACCACCATCAATACTCTGCCTCGGATCCGTGCGATCAGTAACCCCCATCTCATCGGCCGCAGCCTCACCGAGCTGCATCAGGCCGGTAGGATCACCAAAGGCCCCAGACTTCGCCTCAGGGTCGCCTGAGGACTCCGTATCGATCTGGGCGGCCAGTAGCTCCGGCGGTAGGCCTGTTTTTGCGGCCGCAGACTGAATGAGATCGCCGTAGTCGCCTTTTATTCCATATCCACGGCGGTAGGCCTGCGAGGCTCTCAGTAGGCGATTACGCTCCGCTGGATCCATTGAGTCGAGCACAGCCTTTGCGATGTCCTGAGTCGTAGACTGGCGAAGAGCCTCAGCTGTATCAGCACCAGCAACACCGAAGTACCCCATCTCCTCAGCGGCATTGATCGATTCCAGAACACCCTCCATCAGGGCATTACGGTCTCCGGTCTTGGCGTTGATAATCTGCTCTTTGGCTTCCGCGATGCCTCCAGTCATCTTCGCGTAGCCCTGACTAATCTCAATCTTCTTCGAGCTGGCACCTACGTCGACAAGGCCCTTGGCTCCGATCAGTCTTACCTCGGCCTCGAGGAGCTGGCGGTCGTATGGGTCGAAATCATGGCCAGATAGAATGGTGTCGGAGCGCGTCTTGAAGCCCTCTCCATAACGCTTGCCTTGCGTTTTCCAGTCCGTATCGTCGGCCAGTTTATTGCGCTCATCGAGATCAGCCAGCAGTATCTCATTACGGACGAGCGCATAGTTCAGCTTGTCCGTTTTCTCACGCTTGGCCTCAAGAATTGAATTGAAGCTCGAAATAGCGTCGGTCAGCGCCGCTGCCGCTGCCTGTGATCCGGTCCCAGGACGATCGAGCCTGTTTGACTGAGCGCTTTGCCGCTTGCCGTAATCGAGAGGATCTGGAAGTGTGCTCATTAGGAGAAGTCCTGCGCAACCGTAGCAAACCAAGTAGTGCCACCATCCCATGTGGCGAGATGAACCATGTCTGTGCCTGTTGTGGCGGTGGTGGTAATAGTCGGTGCCACACCACCCGGCCAGTTGACTGAGGCCGGCCATGCTACCGTCCAGCTGCCCGTTCCGTCCTGCACGAATTTAATAACCAGCTCGCCATACTTTCCTGAGGCAGGAGGGTTGTCCAGTGTAATCGACGTAATGTTCTCGTCCAGCGTAACCTCAAAGGCGTTGCTGACCTCAAGGTCGAAGGTGATGGCTCCAGCTGTACTCGAGGGTGAGCTGGAACTGATCGCATAGTCCACCAGATCAGGACGCTGCACCTCCTCATCCAAACACCCAAGCGGGCCGCCAAGCTCTGGCGTTGTATCCTCAATCACGTTGGTAAGGCCGCCCGTACCGCCCGTTCCCAGCTGCACATGAGCGCCAACGTCATTCGTCCACCAAAGCTCTGCTGGCGTTGTGTTCTTGACCCAGACTCGGCCCTTGCCTGCTCCCGGGCTGGCAGGAATACCGGCCTCAGTCAGAATCAGGTTTAGAGCTTCAACCGCATTTGTGGTCGCCGCACCAACATCCGTGACCTCCTGCAGGCCCAGGGAGACTGTAGGCGACAGGAATAGCTCGAAGGTCACTGTGCTAACGCCAATGTTTGCCACGTCGACCGTCAGGTTGTAGATATCGAACGCACCGCTCGGACGTTCCACCGTGACCATGGTGCCCTTCACAATGTCACGATTACCGTCGAAATCACCAGCCCGATTCCAAGCGCCCTGCTCAACCGTATAGATGCCGTTCTCGTAGTCGAGCGTCTGCTCCATAACGAGAACACGATCACCCTCGAGAACCGCCACCGTGTTGATGGTCTGCTCACCGGATAGCGTGATATCTGCCGTGGTCGCTACCTTGCAGGGGGCTTTTCCAAACAGGCCGCTAACAAAGCTGGCAACCCGATAGTTCTGTTGTGATGTCATACGTATCCCCTGTAATCGCTTTCACCTTCCATCGACGTGCCCATTAGAGATCTCTCAGACCTGCTGCCATGCATCATGCCGTCATACACGCTCTTAAACTTGGCCTTCGCAGCACCAAATTGAGACTTGGCCTCAGCCCCCATAGCGCGGAAGTTTCCATAGCTCGACATTACCGTCTTGGCAGCATTGACATACCCGGCATTGAGCGCAGCCTCGCCCTCCGCGTAAGCCGCTTCAGACTGGTAGCGCAGGCCAGCCGCCTCATCAGATCCAGTGTAGAGCTTGGTCATAACACGGTACTCGCCCTCGGCATTGAGATCGCCGATCAGGTTCACTATGGTTGGATCATCGATGCCACCACCAGACGCTGCCGCCACTGCAATCGCCTGACTTTCGACGTACTCCTTCTGGCGCTGAAGCTCAGCCATATCGGCCGTGGTCGCTGCCATCTTCCTGTTGGCCGCATCTCGCAAAGCGTCACCTTCGCCGCGCAGCTGCTTACGCTTCTGGGCGCCTTCGTTCAGGGCCGAAACGGCCATGACCGCCAGTATTGCTATCTGAGCCATCCGTACAACGCTCCTTCAAGGTGGGTAAAACCCAGCCTGTTCAATATCCTGCATCCTTCCGCATGTTCAGCCACAGAGACCAGAGGACCCTGGTATTTGTGGACGAACTCCATACTCTTTTTGATCGCTCTCATTATCTGAATCGATTGAAGGTGAGGCTGCAGCTCCGGCCTGAAGTCACAAAAGTACTTGCCTACAGGCCCTTCCCTGACCACACCAATAAAGCCAACAACCCGACCATCCATCTCGGCAACCAAACCGCGAATAGTTCCAGAGTGCGGAGCACCCCAAAACTCAATCACATCATCGCCAGTGGCGAAGCGTGTCTTTATCTCCGCGCCCTGCCAACAGTCGTTTTCTCGACCGACTCCATCTCGGCTATCGATGCCAGAATCGTGCAGGGCCTCGGCGCAGCTGCTTCGAGACATATTCTTGAGTCTGCGTCCCAGACTCCTCCAAATCCAAAATCTTCCTCATGGTACTTGCTATAAATATGATTGTCAGACATGACCTGACCCTGAGCCACCTTCGGCAAATCGCTCAAGTTATCAAAGTCAGGGCCGTACCTGAGGCCTTGGTAATGTATGTTTTGGGCAATAAATCCAAGACGGTTGACCTTCTTCTTCTCCAGCAATCCAATGCCTTCGAGAGAGCCTAGCTTGGTGCCCTTGAATCTGGCAGTGTAGGCCAGCCCAACCACCACGTTGCTTGCCGCCGTGTCCAGTGGGTTTGTTAGTGCGCCGAGCGCTGTGACCGTATCGGTTCCGATATCGATGCCGTCAGCCCAGATCACCACGGTCTCGTCACGCAGATGCAGCAACTCAGTGGTGAATGGTGTTGTAGTGGCTGCGCCCTCGTAGGTGGTGAATGAGTCGGCCTGTTTATTCAGGTTGTCGCCTATGCACTCGCGCTCGAGGGCCCATTTGCACAGGTGTCGCTGCTCGCCACCGTTGATGGTGCGTTTCACGAAGTAGTAGACCTGATCCTCCTCAACCCCAGGGAGCACCGAAATGTCCTCGACCTCCCCGCTGGCGCCGTCTGTAATCACGTCGACCCAGCAAATCACATTCTCAAGGCGATCGAAGATCAGCACCCCGACCGTGCCATCAGACCGCAGGCAGTGGATTCTGACATCCGGTTTCATCTGCACCGCAATCTGCACGATGCCATCGCTATTGAAGTCTGGCGCGAAAATCGACAGATCCAGCGATTTATAGTCCTGCTCATCGAGGTTGTACGTCAGCTCATATAGCCGCTGCTTGGTGCGATCAATGAACACACCTTTCGAGCTAACATTCTTGATGTTGAAGTTGGTGCGCGTCAGCGGCTCATCGAAGCTATTGGAGCGGCAGCCGAGCGGGTTGTTGCCATCGAACTTCAGGGCCGCAATGTTGGCTGAGTTATCCGAGGTTCCCAGTAGCAGCCGGCCCATAGACAGCAGCCAGTGAATGACCCGGTGAGGGCCTGAGCCAATACTTCTCGAGATCGGCGCAGCATCACCAATCTGAGTGTCATCCCAATCCTCATAGCCATCAGAGATGGACCCCCAGATCTTGTCGAGACCGGCCCACCAGAGTCGACCCTCATGCAATGACGTGGCAGACGGATAGCCGCGCTCCTCGGACCACTCACCTTCCCACCAGTCGCGGCTGGCGTCGATGGATCCGAATGGCTCGATCACAGAGACCTGAGCCACGGTCGAACTGGTGAACTCATTGACCCGGCACGTACCCTCGATAGAGCCGCCTGTGTAAGTCAGCGTGAAGGTGATGGTTCCCGAGGTCCAGTCGCCTGACTTCATGCCAATACGGTAGTAAATGATCTGACCGTCCTGACCGTCCTTGTAGGTGGTATTCGCCGTCGAGGAGTAGTTAGGCACCAGATCGTTCCACGGGCCGGTTGCCGAGCCGATCGAGAACTGCACTGTGATCGTGGCCGAGAACGTGCCCTCGATAATGATGCCGAAGGTTCTGGCATCCTCGGAGCCTGAAACACGGATCGGGCCGGTCCATGTTTCAACGTCAGCCGAAACCGAATCCGTGACAGTCTGGCCACCCGAGGCAACGCGGAACAAGGCGCCGTAGGTCTCATGCTCCTGAGTAAATACTGGCTTGGACGCTGTCAGCGTGGTCTGCCCTTGCAAGGCGCTTGGCTGCAGAGTGGTCGCGCTGACGTTCTGCACCCTAAAGGGCCCGTTCAGCGGGAAGTATTGAACAACCGACCATGAGCGACCAGTGCCCCGGCGCTCCACCTTCATCTGGCGCACACCGTTGCAGGCGAAATAGATGACATCGCCGGATTGATCCCATCGCAGGTTAGGGAGATCAAGCAGGGCCCACGGAGTAGGTAGCGACATTTCTCCAGCAAGAGCCATGTCGCATGACTTCACCAGCACGTCATGGTCAGTTGAACCGGAGAGTTCAATCCAAAAATTTCCTGATGGAGTGAACGCAATAGAATGCTCGCCAGTGCCAAGCTCATCCTGACCGTACTCGTCACCATACTCAGCAGAGCCAATCCGCACGGTTGCCGTACCTCTGGCGACTATGATGCGCAGCGCGTGTTCCGCGCCGGTCTCAGTGACAGTAACCTCTTGAGTGCGGCGAGCAAACAGGTCGCCAGTGCCAATGAGACTCAACACTTGGCCATGCACTGGATCGACCGGATTGGTCGATACCGCGCCAGACTCGTCGCGATCGGTCCAGCCAGTCAGTGATACAAAATCGCCATTGGTGACGGTCGCCGTGACGGTTGGCCGCGAGATCAGGACATCATCGACCCGTACTCGCATCTTGTTGGCGGTGAGTTCGAGCTGAGCGGTATCGTCAACGCCAAATGAGAATGGAATCTGGCGGGCCTTCTTGTTGCTAGCAGAGAGCCCAATGAACTCAAGCCCAGCCCTTAGCATCATGGATCCGAGCACCCTTGGCATCCAGTTCGACTGAATCTCAGCCGACATAGCCATGCGCTCGAGATCTACCCGGGCAAGCCCTTTCTCGTCAATGACCCCGCGGTTAAAGGCGAGCCTCGTGTTGTCCTGATCTGTCATTATCCGATCAACTTACTGCGGCTGCCGCGATCGCTGGTGCCTGACCTGAAGCCCTGCCGGGAGCTGGCCCAGCCACCTTTCGGTGCAAACTTGGCCGGTGATTCCATGGCGTCGGTGGATTTGGCCTTCAGTAGAGCCCGCTCAAACCGGGCCTCCATGGTTCGCTCTCGCATATCGAGACCGGCGATCCTGGGAGCTACCTTGTAGGCCAGATAGTGCTCCACGAACTCTGTAAAGTTGGCCGGCCACAGCGAGAAGTCACCGCCAAACTCATCATCTTTTGAAACGTACTTGAGGTAGATCAGATCAGCATCGCAGAAGATCCACTGCCCCTCATCAGAGTAGCTTGTGATCGGGAGATTGAAGTACTCGTCATAGCAGACCATCATGGTCCGAACGAAGTCAGTGGGCGGCTTATCAAAGGCGTACTGATAACCAAAGCCCGGCGTGACAGAGGGCGAGGCGGCCAGCTCGACCGAGCGCGCAGCGAAATTCCACTGACCCATCTGCAGGCAGCGTTCAATCATGTCATTGTCCCAGACATCATCCAGTTGGAATCTGGGCGGCCGATTCTCATCGAGATCGGCAAGTTTGCGCTCGCCCAAGATATTCAGGGCACCATTGTAAATCGATAGTCTATCGGTCATATCCTGCTCCAGGGCCAGCGCATCCCTGCGCTACTGTTCAATCCTTGATCGGCTATTTCGGCGTGACTCGGTTCACCGCCATCTGGTGCTGCTGGGCAGCCCGGTTGGCAAGAGCTTCGCTCGCAAAACCGTCACGCATCATTTTGCCCTCGCGCATGAATCGCCATTTGTGGACCGGACCTGCGTATTCGATCTTGTAGATCGATGGCAGGGCCTCACGGGGCTCAGCTGGGACCAGCTCATGGAATCCGATCTTCTGAACGTGAGCGTACTGCGGGCCGCAGCTGATAACGTTCAGCGTGAGCTGCCATGCGCTATCATCAGGCCTGACGTTCAGCGTATCCCCGGCAATCAGCCGGCCTGATACGTGACACCAAAATGCCTCGTCCATGCATTGATCCGGCGTGATACCCGGTTTCACCGTCATGCGCCAGTGAGTATTAACCTCGACTTCGGCCTGCATCCGATTCATCGTGATTGCTTCAGCCTTCTCAACCACTTTGAGTTCAGGGGTTTCAGCCTCATCCTGTGATCCGATCACAGGCTCAACCTCAACCTCAGGTTTTGCCTCAGGTTTCTTCTTTGCGTTTGCCATTCACTATCTCCTAACAAGAAAGGGGCAGACCCAGAATGAGCCTGCCCCTCGCATTGTCGCGCTTGACGGTCGCCTACGTCAATTTAGCTGAAGGCGATCGTGTCTACGTTGCCGCCAGTGAAGGAGCCAACAACCATACGAACAGCACCGACACCCTCCTCGACGAAGTCGATACGATCATTCACCCTGATACCGTAATCGGCACCATTGGTGATGAACACATCGACCTGCATAGCGGCAAGGTCATCGTCTGCCGTCAGCGAAGTGTAAACGTACTGAGCAGAACTCAGGCCGGAATCGCCGGTATCATCGTCGCCAGATCCTACACGGGGGATTTCACAAACAAGATTTTTTGAACGAAATGCCATCTCAAATCTCCTTATGCTGCAGCGAGAGCAGAGCCGTCATGCGCAACGATGCACACGCCAGAGTTCTGCAGAAGCTGAGAGCCCATGTAAATGCTGCAACGAGCCCAGGAATAATCCTGCTCTTCGTCGTAGCCCGCTTTTGCTTCCAGATCGTCAGCGTTGTAGGCATGGCCAATAGCTGACTTGTGGAACATGTAACATTCCTCAGTCGCCGAGCCGGGGCCGCCGCCGCCATTCAGATTTGGATGCACAATCCAGTTGATACCGAGCCAACGGTAAGCCACTGGACGATCGCGCCATGCCGGATCCGCTGCATCGAACGGGCCATTCATGGTGTAGTCGCGAGAACTAAAGTCATTCTCGCCCATCATGTAGGCTTCGTAAGCAGGGGTTACGACAAACGTGATGTTGCCGTCCCACGGCACATCGTTGTTACCCAGGACCGTCTTGGCGCGAAGGGTGCGCAGCGTGTTAGCGACTGCGGCAGCGCCGATATTGACGGTAGAGGTAGCCAGCTCGCCAAGGATGTCTTGGTCAATCTTACGATTGATGACACCCAGCGACGTCTTCTGCATGATCGCGCGCTGGTTGCCCTGCGATGCGAAAATGTTGAAGTCCGTCTTGCGAACCAGATCATGCCACTCGACCAGAGTAGCGACCGGCTGGCTCAGGTTGTCGCCGCGCGCCGGGATCAACCCGTTTACGCCGCGAGTTTTGGCGGTTGCGCCGCCGGAATCAGCTACCAGAAACGTCGCCTGATTACCTTTGATGACCGCTTCCGTGGTCGTAAAGGATCGAAGCAAGCTCTGTAGCTGCTCGAAGCCGGAGATAAACTCCTGCCTATATTGAATTTGAAACGCTGTTTCAGCCATTTTGGCTCTCCCAGATGAAAAGAATAATCCGTTATTCCACTATCGGGTTGGCCTGATTGGCGATGAGCGGGTTGGCCTTGCGGGGCCGCTCACAGTGCCGGCTCAGGGGCCGGGGGGCGGTCAGGGCTCGGATGAGGTTAGCTGACCTTGGTGTGGTAGCTCGAAATTTACCGCACCAAGGTCATAGCGTCAACTATAAACCTGCTGATTCATCGGGGTCTTTGCAGAGTCCCGGGCCTTCCTGTCACGAATCTGCTGTGCCGTCATCGGGGTAACACCCAGCTTACCCTCGCCGGGCTCGGCCGCGTTTTTCCACCTATTGTAGTCAACGCGGTCGCTGACCTGCTTTATTGGTACAGCTGCAAATAACTTACCCATCAGCCTAGTGGCGTCTTGGCACTACCCAGCCGACGCTCTCCTTCAGGTCTTCCCCTCCGCTTACCGGGGGTACTTTGATTGGCCTCATGGCCACCGGGCTTCATGCCAGTGAAGTACTCTGATCCACCCTTGGTTGTGTACTGCCTTTTGACCTTCAGAGAACTCTTCAATAAATTACCCATCGCTGCACCTCCTTATGCCGCGTTAGATTGATCGATCCTGATCTGGTATAGCTGACGGAGTCTCGCCTGCTTGCCTTCGTCCTTGTTGTACTCGGTTCTATTCTCAGCCATAAATTTCTCAAGCTCGGAAATCTCGTCATTGAGGCTCTGCTGTGAATCATGTCCTGGAGGTGTGAGCTGGTGGATCGGGTTGATCCTGCGAGCAACCTCCGACAGACCCTTCAGAATGTTTGGATCATTCATAAACGCCTTGCCATCACCAAAACGGCCATTTAAGAGCTGATCCTTCGCCTCAGATCCAAACGTCGACTCGAGGAAGCCGCCAATCAGGTTAATGTTCGCCTGATAATCCTGACCCCACGTTTCACGCAGCTCCTGCGTCGTTTCTGCTTGATGGCCACCATCCATCTCGGCCTGCATCGCCTGCTCCTGCTCAGCAAAGCCGTTGTACCACTCGAGCGCCTTGTGGGCGACCTCGGGCGGCGCATTGATACCGTGCAGCGCCTCAGCAAAATCGCCGAAAATTTCCTTGTCATTCTCGCCCAGAACCAGACCCTCAGGCAGATTCTCCATGTAGCCCTTGGATTCCATCGGAATACCATTGGCTTCGCGGTAGGCCGCCACGTCCTCATCGGTCGCGCCTTCTTTGAGCGCAGCCTTCAGATTGCCTGAGCGGATTGTCTGCTGGGCCTCGCGGAAGGAATTGCCGTAATCTGCTGGCGAATTAAAACGCTGCAGATCCGCATAGTACTTGTCATCGTCGCCAGCAATACCACGGCGCCAGTCGTTCGCCGATTCCAGCGCCGTGTTCATGTCGCTGAAACTCTCAAAGCCCTTCAGGGTCTCGACTTGCTCCTCGCTGAATTTGTGGTCATCCCCCAGGACGCCAGTTGACCAGTGCTCCTCGCCCGGCTCGATCGTTGTTACAGGTGTTTCTGTCATTGCCCTTGTTCCTCAGATTTGGTCGATCGCACTGCGATCTTGTCTTTATTCGTCCTTGCTGGTGCCGACCTCAACATCCATATCAAAGTCGTTCCGACCAAGCGCTTACCCTCGGCAAGTGCGGTCGCGTGTGTGTCTCCGGGCCTATAGCTCGTATCATACGTACCAGCGGCCCGAACCATGTAGTCCATAGCAAGGCGCTGCTGTCTGGCATCAGCCTCACCTCGATGGACCGCACGGAGGGCCTGAATTTCGGCCTCCGTGTAGTCCGGGCGCTCCAGAGGGTCCTTGTGCGGCAAACATTCTTCAATGGAAGCGCGTATCTCTGTCACTGTTGCAGAGCCTGCGCGGCCTGAGCCGTATCACGAACGGCCGTGGCGCCACCCTTGGCCAGCTCGACCTGCTCCTCCATCTCAGCCGCTTCAGCCTGCGCAGCGAGGATCGATTTGACCTGCTCAGGTGTGCGCATGTGCTTGGCCTCAACACCAATGCCCTCAAGCGCGTCACGCAGCTGCAAACCAGAATCCAGATGTGCGCCAGCCGCAGGATCCATCATCATCGCCCGCTCGATCAGATCCGCTGACTCGAGGAAGGTCGATGCCTGCTTGCGCTCGATCGCTTCGTGCAATGGCGAGACAAACTTGAAATGAATGTCCTGACCGTGCAGATCCCGAGGCATATCCTGGACCGATCCGAAATAACCAGCGCGCAGAAGACCGTCAAAGGTATCTTCGCAA